CGAACGGAAACTTACACCACCTACAGCAGAGGAATGGAGAATGCGTAACCGTGAAGCCCGTGCTAAGAAACAAACAGAGTTAGCTGAACAGATAGCTGACCGTATTACACCGGTGAACTGCTCCACTATTATGACCGTAGCTGATAAGATAAAGGAAATTGCAGACCACATTGGGTTCTGGAAGAGACACGATATACAGGTTCCGGCTATGAATATCATTGAACTGCAGAACCATATCCATGAGTTGCAGACTTATCTTGTTCGTTTAGAAGAAACTGCTATTGGAATGCATGACTAATCATTGTTAGTATAGTATTATTATTTTAATTACCGTAAGGAAACAACCATGAACTTGAACCAAGAAGCCGAATTGCAAAGTGCTATTACACACTATGAGAACCTTGTTCTGCAAGTTATGCAGGTAGATGCTCAGATGAAACTACTTGCTATCAAACGCAGTAGATTGCTTGAAGATATGCTCCAACACCATGAGGAATATATCGGAGACGAATATGAATTGCGTGGCTACTATGAGGATCTTATTGCTGAGGATGAAGATGAACCAGACTATGTAATTCATCGTGACGAAGAAGATGATGAAGATGGTGAATAATCAATAGTATTTTTATTTTAATTACCGTGAGGAAACAACCATGACAAATACAAAAACAAAAAAGCCGTCATCTATGCTTAGGAATGGCGTATCGCTAATACAATCAAGAATGGGTGGCTATGACTGCGTATTCAAATACCATGACCACTATTGGAAACGCAAGTATGTGCAATTCCATATTGAATCGGTTAATGGTGAACCTGCTGATTGGGTTGGATCATATAAGAAGTATGAGATTCCCGGTTGGAATGGCAAGAAGTTTCTTGATACCCATATCATAGTGAACAGGTCAACATTCAATAAACTAGTAGAATGTGGTGCCTATAAAATTATACAGTATTGATGCCAACTAACAAAGTAAAATAATGCTTGTATATGTCAGAACTATTCCGTATATTTGTATATTCAAAATGAGAAACAACCTATGAAAAAGAAACAAGAAACATTCTATCGTCTTACTATCAAAAACTCCATAGATAATACCCATGAAGAATACATGGAACCGTTGGCATACCATACGGAAAGTGCTGCTCTTGATAGGGCATATAACTTGCTCGAAGAAAGAGGCGGTATCGGTAGTATGATGCAGGTGGACTGTGACTATATGTTCTGGTCACAAGACAACACATTGCAGATAGATGTGAAACCCATACTGATATAATGCCACCTAACAAAGTTAGAAAGTGCTTGGAATTGACGGATAAATTACTTATATTTGTATATCAAATTTTGACAATAACACGGTAAGTAAAAAACAATTAACAACATCTTACTTACCACATTTACAATACCCTATTACAGGAGTGCTACTATGGCTAAGTCCACATCATCAACCCCAGTTTACGCTCGTTCAAATGGCCAGAAGGTTGCTATTGCAACTATGAACGAAAACCATTTGCGTAATGTTCTTTTGAACTATGTAAACAACGGTAAACCTAATGGACGCAAAACAACATGGACATCATCTGATGGAAAGAGAGTTTCTATCGCATCCATGAATGTTGGCTATCTTCGCAATGCACTTGCTTCTATCGTTACCCCATCCGGTAAAATTAGAACAAGTACAACATCACGCTAATCATGCGTGATTGATAGGTGAACCTAAGAGGACTCTAAGAGTCAATGGTTGGCAGTAACCTATCTGGTCGGACATGATGGAAGGCAAGTCAAACGGTTTCGTTTACTGATGGTTTCGATTACCTCCATGTCCACAAATGAACTCCTTAGAAAACAATACCGGTGTAGACGGCACGGCTGATGGCTCCCCTGCCACAATCTATAAGGCCACTACATCGGTATTTCTTTTTTACTTTGACGGTAACTATATTACATATACAGTATAAGGAATAACAACCATGAGCAACGGAATCTATCTAACACTTGAACAATACAAAGACAAAGACTTACCGCTAACAATAACGATCAATGGGCATACATACCATTCCCAATTTGCACTTGCTACTGCACAGGCAACATACTTTGAAATGGGTAAACAACATGGCATGGAATTGGGTGGTGATAAAACCTATTCCGATAAAGACATGACTCGATATGGTCATGCATGGTATGACGAAGGGTATACGAAAGGATATGATGACGGTATCAGTAAAATAAACTTGAATACCGAACCAGTTGAACAAACAGAACTATCAAAAGAATACGATAAAGGATTTACCAAAGGATATGAAGAAGGATTTGAAGAAGGTAAGAGTGAAGGATATGAGATTGGTAAGAAAGCCAACGGTATCAGTAAAAAAGAAATACCAGGTGAATACCTTGCACATATAGAAGAAGCAAGACTTGAAGGATATAAGGAAGGATATAGCGATGCTAAAGAAGGTGGACAAGCTGAAGGATATGAAGATGGTCCCGAACAAACTGAATACGCTAAAGGATATGAAGAAGGATATGCTGAAGGAAAGGAAGCAGGATTTGAAGAAGGATTTATGAACTTGAGATTTCTCATCAAGAAGTAAGGTGGTGAGTATCTAGAGACTACCACATAGACGAGGGCATCTTTCTTAAAACACCTGTGGTCTGAATACGATTGATGCCCAAGTCCCGGTTATATGAATGACATACCATTCGGTAAGTGTGTATATCGGTGTTAGTGAATGAGACATCATACGGCAATGGTGTTCCCTGGATGATAGAGCCAGACTGTTATGCGCGTATGCGCGAGGCAGGACAGGAGGACAGGGCTGATCACACACCAGTTCCATTTTCTCCCACATTCACCCACAGTATCATACTTACTACCCACAGGTGTCATATTCATAAATGCCGCAATAACAAAAACACTAACACATTATCTTTTATTTACATATAGGTGATCAACTCATTGGGCAGTGCTAAAATAATAGTTATGTAAGTATGTAGTCGGTATCATAATATATCATTTTAGAGAGAACCCTTGTGTCTTTACTTGTTCTTTGTGGTTGGTTATCCTTGTTATTCTATCTAGCATATAGAAGTATTGTGAATAGGAATGGCCATAGATGGTTAGTCTATCTTGTTATTCCTTATCTTATTCTTCTTATTCTTATATGTGTGTATAGTGTGTATCATGTGTTATTCATATAGTATTCATATCTTATCCATATAATTGTTTTGATCTTATATCTGTATTCCTTATATTAGCATATACAGTATTTTTATTTTAGTTACCGTTGGGATTTTGTTATGGATAATAGAATTACTGGACATCCATTTTGCCAAACCCGTGTTATACACATACCAATTCTTGATTTCTATGCAGGTGGATATAGATTAGAGTATGATGGTAAATACATAACACTATTTGGTAAAAATAAAAACTACAAGGGGTTTAAGTTTAATGACGAAGATGAAGATTGGTTTGAAGAAATGGTTTTAATTCCTGTAGTAGAAGAAATACGAAAAGCAAGTCCACGAATAATTGAAGTTACAGATACAGAGATTCTTGTAGATTTGGGTTGCGTATAACTATCTGATAGACGATACTAACATTAGTCAATACACAATTACAATTATTATTTTACATACCGTTGGAGTTTTGTTATGGTTTTGTTTGAAACAATAAATCCCTATAATAATATGGTGTCTTACATAAATCCAGAATACATTATGGATATAGGAGACTACCGTGATAGTGTCAATAAGGTATATGCCGGTAGTAAGATTCATGTACAAGGTGCTATGATTACAACTTACTATGATTATCGTACACCACAAGAGATAGCAGAAGCTATCAACAAATTATATGGAAGATAATTTTACATACCGTTGGAATCCTTATGAAACATAAACTCATTGGTTATGGATTGGCCATAGCAACATTGACCGTATTCTATATTGTGCCTGCAACAAGTGGGTGGAATGTCTTATCTGCATTAGTCTGTCTCATTGCTGGCATATACTATACCTACAAGGGTGAAATGATATTGGGTATGATATTGTTATTGATTTCATTGATAGTTGATATAGTCTTTAATTGGTATGTAGTGTAAGCATTGTTTTAGTTACCGTTGGAGTTTTGTTATGGATATTAGAGAAGAAGTAAACAGTTGTTTAACGAAAAACAAACACGGTTTCACCCGCGATGAATATATGAAACTGCTAGAGAACTATCCTGGCATAAACATGGACAGATTTTGGGATGCACTCAATGGTATTACCTGCATGAGTATTGATGGCGAAACCGTTGTGTTCCACCATGACATTGAGTTGGCTATCCGTTGTGGTATGGAAGATAGAAGTCCAACCATATCAGAATGGGATTGATTTTTATTTTAGTTACCGATGGAATTGTTATGAGTAAGCAAACAGCAACTACAAACAAACAAAAAGTTATGAAAATAGAATTTCTCTTAAACAGATTGGAAGGCGATTGGTGGTTTGATTTAGGAATCAGTTGTCAAAAAACAGATTTTCACCCCAGTAAAAAAATGGTGTTTACGATTGCTTTGGGTTTTGCAACTGTATACATTAGATGGTAAAATTACCTACGGAGATAACAATGAGTAAGCAAACAGCAGTAGATTGGTTGATGAAAGAATTTTATGGTGAATTACAATATGTTCCAATTACACGATGGGATCGTGTGCAGGATATATTTCAACGAGCGAAACAAATGGAAGAAGAACTCTTGCTTGAGTATTGGAAAGGTGGTCAAGCATCGGATGATGAAGGTGGTTTATCATTTGATGTATACCACAATGGTAAGGATGAATAATTATTTTACATACCGAAAGGATTTGCTATGAGTAAGTTAGTTGGCTATAACGGGTTCTTTGCAGTAATAGAACCAACCAAAGATGATACAGACTTGGACATAAAGGATAAATTCATTGAGATTGCTAAGAACAATTCCATTGAGGATATTTCCGAAATGAAGTTAGAGGATATTACCATTGAGGACTGTGAGGTAATGCCAACTAACAATGATGCATAGTGCTTTGATCTTTCAGAATAATTACTTATATTTGTATATCAAAATTGAACAAGCGGATATGGTGAAATTGGCAGTCACGCCAGATTTAGAATCTGGTGGGGAAACCCGTGGGAGTTCGAGTCTCTCTATCCGCACAAGTAACCATTAAACATTAACTATTAACCATTAAGGACTAACGCCATGTTGAAAAAATTCCTCGCCTCTATCCTCGCCCCTATTATTGCAGAAGAACTGCAGAACACAATCGTAAGAATGGAAGACATTGAACGCGGTATCAATTCATCCCTTGCAGATATAAAGGATGATATGGATGATATTCGCCGTAATGTAGATGACATTGATGCATACAATCTCGGTAGTAACATTGCTGACTATATTAGTATTGATGAAAGGTCTATTGCCCGTGAGATTGCTGACAATATGGATGATGCCAATTCTGATAATTGGAATGATTTATGGTCATCGTTTACCAAGTTAGAACAAAAGATGGATAGCTTGGTATTGTTGTTGGGTAATCAAAACAATCAATAAATTTATTTTAGTTACCGAAGGAAACATAACCGTGAACAGAACTATAAAGGATTTCATTACGAATAACTCTATGCACCTGTTTCTCGGTTATGCTGTCCCCGGTTCCTTGGCAGACCGTTATGTTTCCTACATGGGAAAGAACTACGAGAAGATGGCGGACAGAAAAAGACAGAACACGATAAACTATTTCAATGATGATGGTGAACATATTGCAACCATTGTCCGTGATAGTCAAGGCATTTTCAAAATGTATTTCGATGATATTACAATAATTCAAATTGAGGAATAACAACCATGGGTCAATACTATAAGGCCATAATCCTTGAAGATAAAGACACAGACGATGCACCGGAAGTTATCGCCGGTTGTCTGGAGTCTTGGACATACAATAACGGTGCAAAGTTGATGGAACATTCTTGGATTGGTAATGAGTTTGTTGAGAGAGTAGAAGCAAAACTTATCAATCAATACGATGGTAGAAGAATAGTTTGGGCTGGTGACTATGCCGATCCAGAACCAAATACAGAAGAAAACTTATACGATATGACAACAGAATTTCATAACTACCATATTGCGAAACCTACACAAACATTTCGGTATATCATTAACCATACCATGAAACAGTATGTTGATAAGGAAAGAGTTTTCCCGGATAAAGATGGTTGGAAGATACACCCATTGCCACTACTTACTTGTGAAGGAAACGGCAGAGGCGGTGGAGACTACGGTGGAATAGATAGGTATTTAGTTGGTCTTTGGGCAAGAAATAGAATATCAGTTTCAAATGATATACCAGACGGTTATGAAGAATTACTTTTTACATTACACGAATAAAGGATAACAACCATGAGTTACAAACAAACATTTGAAATTAGTGTAGACATTAGTTGGGATGGTGGTGAAACAACCGAAAAGGTTATCATTGATGACGCCACCTATGATTACGATGACATTGTATCAGCTGCATTTGATGCAGCCGAAGATGTTGGTGTATTTGAAAACTTTGAAGATATAACACAAGAAGATTGTGATTTTGAAATTCATATAGACGATGGTGATTTAGAAGATCTTGGTATATCCAATTCAGATGAACTGTATGAGTTTTGTGACATATTCTATTCCGATAATAATTCCTACGAGATAGAGGTATTTCAGGCGGCATACGAATGTGATATTCCATTCGAGGATATTGATGAAATGTATCAAGGTCAATGGGATGATGACGAGACATTTGTTATGCGTCTGTTAGAAGATACTGGAATGATTCCAAGTGATTTGCCAAACTTCATTTATATTGATTGGGAAAGAACTGCGGAAAATGTTATGGATGACTATGTTGAACATCGTGGTCATTATTTTAGACAGTAATTATTTTAGATACCGAGTGGATGGTGAACCACTCAATAGATAAAAAATGCCGGTTAGTTAGGTGGCGTAATTGGTTAAACGCATGGACAGTAGGGTGAGATAGAATCAACCCCGGCTTATGAAAGTGGCTCCCAAACTTTGCAGGTTCAAGTCCTGCCCTAACTACACTTTCGGTGATGTTGAAGCTGATAGTATCGGCATCAAACCGATGACGGCTCGGAAAGACGAGCTAATTTATTTTTACTTACCAAAGGATTTAGTTATGAAAAAGATAATCATGTTATTTATTGCCATCCTATTTGCAACACCGATGTTTTCCCAAACAGATGAATTGACATTAACCGGTTGGAGACAGAACTTTGTAACATCATACTGTGATGAATACGATATGATGGTTGGCGATAAGGGATATTGGATTCTTCGATGGGGAACATCCAGAGAAGCAATTCGTGGTGCTCTAACACGAGACGGTTTTACATACACAGAAACAGACACTACAATTTCGTGGTATCAAAACTCAATATACAAATGTGAGTTACAATTCAATGCGAATCAGAAAGTGAATAGAACAATGTTTGTAGTTTCCGTTCCAATCAGAAACGGTATCGAAATCAGTAACAGTCTCAAAAAGAAATTTGATGCAGTCTATGGCATTCCTGGTAAATTCAAAATGATTGGTGCATCATCATCTTATTCTTGGTTGGACAATCGTTGTGGTTTGAAACCAATATATTCATTGCAGGCCAATACTGTAATTGAAGGTGGTCAATATATCGTGACAGTTATTGCATCAAGAATTGGCGAGTAACATTTAGGGGGCGAAATGGCCTCGATTGGTTACAACGAACAAACGGAGCATACCGAGCTACGCTGGTGGAGCTCGTTAATACAACTGGCGAAAACATAAGTGGCAACACTACATCTTACGCATTGGCTGCTTAAGCCAATGCCGTTCATCTAATACCACAACCCTTTGGGATTGGAATGGGCGTTGCAAATTAGGGTTATACTATATCGTTGAAACGCCGGCATAGTGAACAACAGTTTCTCGTAGTGCAGAGGATTGTCAATGTTCCAAATCACTATTAAATAAAAACATAGACTATGTATGTAGCGCCTTTGGTCAATGTGAGCAAGACGCGGGTTCGACTCCCGCCGCCTCCACAAATTTATTTTAAGGTTATGGTATGAACACAGAAGTTGCTGAACATAATGGAATAATATCCATACATGATTACCTACAATGTATATGGGAAAACTCAAACAATTTCCGTAGAACTTGGAAACTCATTCATGTATCGGATATGAACTACTATTTTCGTGATACCGGCGATGGTAGGGTTGGCATAATGAATAAGGACAAGTTGCACAGTCAGATTGAGACTGGCTACTATGCCGTAATCAAACCACAATAAAACGAGGTATGACATTTTGTCATACCTTCATAACCCCTTGAAAATAAAAGACTTACACCCGGCCGTAACTCCTTACAAATCAACGACTTACATAGCCCTCCTTATTTAGATTCAGTCTAAATATGAATTTCATCCCCATAAAATAATGCTTTGATCTTTCATGCCTATGCCTTATATTTGTAATGTAAGTTAAGGTTAATGATATGAAACAATGTATGAAATTCTTTCCGTTGGCAATAACAGTAGGCGTATTGGTGCTTCTTGGTCTAAGTTACCAGAAACACGAATTGCCTAACTTGTTGAACCTCAACGACTTAAACAAAAAACTCCGTGTCCTCCAAACTACTTCTCGTAAGTCATTGGTAGATAATGAGTTAGCAGAACAGTTAGTAGAACAAAAAAATTATTCGTCAAAGTAAAATAATGCTTTGATCTTACAAAAAAATGCCTTATATTTGTAATGTAAGTTAAGAACAACCAAAGGAAACAACCATGTTATTCTCAAAAACACTAACCGATAAACTATCAGATGCCTGGTCTGACTATTCAAAGCTCATCCGTGAAAGAGAAACCCGCGTCAATCCAATGACATTAGAGGAATCAATGGACTATATGAACCGCAAGGAATCAGTCTTGTATCGTATTGCTCTCTTGTCCGAAGCCGTGGACATGGTAAAAAATGGTGCAGGTATTCCATCTTCAAAAATAATGCTTTGATCTTATCTGAAAATTCCGTATATTTGTAAAGTAAGTTAAGGACACAAAATGAAACGCTTAAAACACATTCTCAAAGAGACTGTAATCATTACCGGTATCATCCTGTTTGTTCTCATTGCATCCAGTATTGATAGTCTCTTAGACATGGCAATGAATTATTTTAGACAATAACCACAAGGAAAAACAACCATGGAAACCACAAAACACATTCGCGAATATGTAGTCACCGTTTCTGGTGTTTACAACAACAAAGTAGTTTCAATTCCAGAACGCAGGATTCATGCTTACAGTTTTGGAGAAGCCAGTGACATTGCAAACGCTTCGTTCCAACAAATCTTCGGTGTAGAACATTCGATCACATCTAGTATCTATATCAATACATTCAACAACCAATAAGGAACAACAACCATGAGCACCATTGATGCAGTTATGAATATCGAATGCAACCCAGAATGTAGTGAAGAACTGTATATCCAATCATTTCAGTCACTAATTGATAGTGGCGATGTTTGGGGATTGCAAGGCTGGTATGGTAGAATCGCAATGACATTGATTGATGCTGGTCTTTGCACACGATAAACAACAAACAATAAGGAACAACAACCATGATAATGACATATAAAATGAGAGCCGAAGGCGTCAATGATGTATTTGAATTTGTGAGAGCGATGGGTAGGAATATCAAAGAATACCGCATCATTGGTAATACTATCATTCCAGATGTTGAATTTGAATTTGAAACCAAAAAAAGTTTACATATTGTCTTGAACACTTTGCGTCAAATTCCTGACAGTCATGTAATGGTAGAAACAGTCAAACCAATTTCAGAATATACAGGAGTTAGATGATGGGAATGGATAGACATATCTGGGAAGGATGGACCGTAAGAGCATACATAGAGGATCTTGAACCAATCTTCAATATGATTATGATGGGTCGCTCTTGGCAAAGACCATTTCAAACCAAAGAAGAACTTGCACAATGGTGCAAGGACAATCAACCTGGCTATAAGAAACATATTCCAGAAGTAGTGACATATTTTTGGCAACAAATTAAATCAAGGAAATACTAATGAAAACGCTTCAACAAATCAAGACTGCAATGGCAAAATGTTCAACAGAAGAACTTTTTGAATTGAATGAGTTTATCAAACATCAAGTCGCTCTCAACGGCAGAGAGACAAGAAGTAAATTGAAAACCGGAACAATCTGTAAATGTTCAAAGAGACCTGGAAGGTATTTCATGGTCACTAAGATCAATCCAAAGTATGTTGTATGTGAAGAAGTGGATGCAAAAGGCAACCCAAAGGGTTTTGTCAAATATAACATTATGCCGTCTATTTTAGAACCAATCAAGAAATAAGGAAACCAATATGGAAACAACAACACAAACACCTAGTCTGGTATCTGCTATTGGGTTTTTAGTAAACCACAAACTACCAGAACTTGATACGAACAAAACATGGCTGTATTCAGTCCAATACGGAAACAAGTATGCTAAGATTATTTCAGAAACAAACCGTGGTCCTGCCGGCGGCCAAAAGTCTGTTTGGGGTTTTGTTGCCCTACAAGACATGAATGTGAGCGGAATACAATACAAACGAGGAGATTTGCTCAAAGCTGCATCATACAAGGCACCTGCAAAACACGCTCGTGGTAACCTGTTAGAAGGAACAGCCGAATATGATCTATACGGACCCGCTTACCTAAACAACCCGAGGTCATCGTGGTAAGGAAACCGCATATCCGAGACAAAAGGTCACACCATGTTAAGCGTGGCACCAGATTCCAATGGTATTGTCCAAGTAGGGGCAAGTGGATTGACTGCACTGTGACTGGAACAAATCGTTCTTGGGTGCGGTATATTGAGAATCACCGAACCGGTGCTGCGTTCAATGGTGAATTTAATTTTACCCGCAGAGACTTTAATGAATTTACGAATATCAAAATTACCCAATGGTGAACCATGTTTTTACAAGATGACCATGCATACGAACTTGCAACAGACTTGTTGGTAAAGTATCACAATGCCAGTGAAACCTATGATGCATTGAAGGATATTCTGAACCACGAAGAACCCGATACGGAAAGGTATGAACTTATCCGTAGGGAATACCTGAAGGCAGCTGAATACGCAAAGATAAGACATACACACGCGATGATTATATCGTGTGACATTATACAATCTATACAAGAATACCGTTGGAATTAAACATTAACAATTAAGGAATAAAACAATGAGAATCGAAACAAGAGAAGTTAAAGTTGTAAGCAAACAAGAAGCAATCGATTTGGTAATTGACTTTTGCACCGAATACCTCAGTGAAATGGAACACGTTTGGATTGATTGGCAACTCAACGGAACCAGCCATAAAGGTTTGGTAAACATGAACGATGAAGAATTGATAGCAGAACTTTACAGACATTATGGCACAAGTGAAACATTTATTATAGAATAAGCATTAACAAGGAATAAAACTATGTCTATGCCTCATCCATCACAAATTGATTGGCAAGGAATTGAGAAGAAAATGAATGAACTAAAGACTACGCCTACTCACAGTAACGGTGAGGAATGGCGAGAAGGTTATACAAAGATTGAACATCCCGAATGGGGAACTGCATTTGTCCGTAGGATAGAGAGAGCAAAGGCAATCGATCTATTGCGTGAATGGAACTCAGAGAACTTTGATCCATACGATATGAATACTCACGATATGATAGAATACTGTCTTGACATGATGGAATCTGGTGTCAAAGGTTGGGTGGAATGGACCAACGCAGAACTTGCTGAGGAACTGAATAGAATGAACACCGATGCAGATTGGCACTATGAAAATGAAGAAGATGAAAATGGTGAGGAATGTCCAGTCTTTTATGAAGTTTACAATGGAGTGCACGGATGATAAATACCTATCAAGAATGGATGGTCATACTTGAAGATGACCACCAAGAACTGTTTACCTATGCAACTTGGGCGTCTTGTGAGAGAGACGCCGAAGAGGATGCGGTATTCAACACGAACTTGCAAGGTGTCCGTAATGTGACCGCAATCCCAATGGACACTTACAGACTTGCTCTGCGTACGCCAACTAACAAAACCGAAAGAGTGCTTTGATCTTACAGAAAAATTACTTATGTTTGTATATCAAAATTTGACAATCTAAAATTGCTTTTTAACGGGATTGCATTGCGCCTTCCCACATTATACAACTGTCATATAAGGATTAAAACTATGGCAAACAAGCAAACGAAGCTTAATGCTTCAAAATCAATGGTTCAAAGAAATCGCAAATCTATCGGTGATAAATTTGAGAAAGAAATGGACCGGAAACTCACATCAGCCGGTTTGTATAGCAGTAAAAAAACTGTTAAAACATCAATCGGAGATTTCATCTGTGACCATTTTGTTGAGACTAAAAAATCAACCTACTGGATCGAATCAACCATATTCGTTGATACACCACAAGCAAGAAAGCTCAATGAAAAGAAACGAGCTATTGAATCAACAACGAATCACATTGACAGATGGGTGATTTTCTATAAAGAAGGTCCTGGACAAAAGTCCAGAAAAAACATTAACGCATATACAAAGACTCTCGAAAATGAAGGATGGACTGTGTTGAATGGTATCAATGAAATTGATTTATTCATTAACATTCTTTCCGATGATTCAATGTCTATTGCACTAAATGAACGCGGATATATCCGTAAACCAAAACTCATGGAAATTCCATTTGAGGACATCCTACCAAACGAAACCAATCGTGACATACACGATAAGGCAGCCGAAAAAGACCTGTTAAAACTATGTAAGTGCATATTGAAATACGGATTCCTAACACAGCTGAATGTTGTTCCTGAAACCATCAACGGTGTTCGCACTGGCAAATACAAACTAATTGAAGGACACCGCAGACATCATGCCGTTGTGGAACTTATCAGAAAGTTTTATGGTAAAGAACTTGAAGGTGGAACATTCCCTTGTGTAGTGGTTGATTGGGTTACAACAGAAATGCACAAACAGGTGCACGAATTGATGATACTTTTGAACACAACAACAAAACCTTGGAATGTTGAGAACTATGTGAACTCACATTTCAAAGCCGCTGAACAAGTAAACAATGTAGAAAAGTTTTTCTCATACGGAACTTTGAAGTGGATGTATAAGACTGCAGACGCTAACAAATTCAAACACAGTAAGCTCCTATACATTTTAGGTCCAGTTTCAGACGCTAACACAGCTGCTTCAAAATGGATTGACCGTGAACAAATCAAAGATGGTGACTATCGCATAACCGAAAAGGAATTTGATAAAAAGATGAAACCATTTGTTGATAATCATTTGATACCGTTTATCAAGTGGCACATGGGTTCTCGTAACTATGATGCGTCAAATACAACGGTTGCTGATGTGTTTATGAAATCCTTATTCTTCCAATATAGAACCGGAATGATGAAAGATGCGGAGGTATCTGCAAACGTTGAGGCGTTCAAAAAGATTAAGAAGAAAGATATGCCAACCGATGCGAATGACGAAGGTATGGACACCTTGAAAACTTTGATAAAAAACATTCTTGATTCACAGAACAACGGTGTTTCATTAAATGTTAAGACACCGAAGAAAAGAATCGCGGTTTGATAACGGATGGGGCAGTTTATGACTGCCCCCTTTTTTTATCGCCAACTAACAATCTTAAAAATAGTTTGGTCATGTCAAATAAATTCCCTATATTTGTATAACAATAAAGGATAACTCAATGGATTGGATTGAAGAATACTATGATGTTGGACAGAAATACAAAGGTTATTTCATAAAGGAAAATGAATGTCCAGAATGTCATTCGGATGCGGACATTGAATATCTTGATAGTGGTATCGGTGACGAGTTTTATTTCTATGAAATGAAATGTGGTTGCGGTGCCCGTTGGACAGAATTTCACAGACTTGTTTTTGACAGTATCAGAATTGACCAACCCGTAAATAAGGAGACAGACCAATGACAGATGACAAGAACTTTCATCATGGCTACACAAGACAAGAGATAGTGGATGCTATCATTGATTTTGAATTGGACAATGATATACTACCCGATTGGCGTGAGGTATTGGAATATGGATTCGGTGGATATTCTTATACCGATGATGATGTCCTCCGTGAAATGTATGATGAATACTTTACGGAACCTGAAAGGGTTGCTGAGGAATCACCTGAGGATATGTGGACATTCGATATAGATGGAGTCGCAACCGATGGCCGAGGTAATCATGTTTAACCCAAGTCTCGAATATCTTATCGGACTGTCAAAGCTCTCCGGTCGATCATTTAATCAAACTCTAGGTCGGATTATTTCCAGTCTTCCCGAAGATGAAAGACCACCACTATTTGTCAGAGACGATGATGGAAGTCTTATATCCGCTAAACAAGTAATCCAAGAACATTTTGGACCCAAGCGTATTGGGTTTATACACAATCAATAAGGAATCATGTAATGGAATATCTAACATTCACCTTACTCTTTATCGCGGCCGTTGCAGGTGTCACCGCAACCGCACTAATGATTATCTACCACATAAACCGTAAATGGTTATGGTCTCGTGACGCCGCTTGGTTACACGCGGATATTTGTAAATATGCTCTATGGTCTGCTCTAGCATCCGGTGTATTGGAGTTATATCTATGACTGCATTACTCTCATCAATCTTACTTGCTATTGCACTTGTATTCGGAGTGGTGTATTGGATTGATTGGATAAACCGTGTCCGCATCCGTTGGAACATGAGGCGTGAAAGTAGTAATCAAACCCATACGGATTGGGAATTTGTTAAATATGTTTTAAGGAGGCACCGATGAAAGTCTATGTGCTTTACAACCAAAGATTTTGCGAGATTCGTGGTGTTTATTCTACACACGATCTTGCAATGGAAAATGCGGAATACGGAACAGACTTTGTATACGAATGCGTACTTGACGAGGTATTTGCATGATGGGATTCAATGTTAAACCTGGAGTGTGGACAGAGGATAGTCCAAGAACTGTTGATGTTCTAATGAACATTGTTCTATGGTTAGTAGGATTGACTGTGTTGAATACTGTGTTGATTGGCATGATACTCTGGATGATATTTAGGAACAAATAAATTGGAGTAAGTGATGACAAGAATTGATATTATCAATCATCTTATACAAAAATATGGGTATAAGAACTATCTTGAAATCGGTGTTCGTACAAATAATGATTGCTTCAATCATATCAACATAGAAAATAAAGTTGGTGTAGATCCGGGCTATGAGAATCCAAATGAACGGTATGACTACCGAATGGAATCTGATGAATTTTTTGTTCAAGTTCGTTCTGGCCAAACCGAGTTTTCTAAGGACCACAAGTGGGATATAATCTTCATTGATGGGTTGCACCTTGCAGACCAAGTTCATCGTGACATACTCAATTCATTGGAACACCTTGATCAAAATGGAACGATTGTTATGCACGATTGCTGTCCACCATTTGAAAATGCTTCTCGTGAAGTCAATACGGGTTTATGGTGTGGAACTGTGTGGAAGGCGTATATGTGGTTTAGAAATAATAGACCAGATTTGTTTATGACCTGTGTTGATGATGACTTTGGTGTTGGGATTATACAACGAGGTAAACAAGAACTTGCACCGAATACGAATCCTATGTATGAATACAATAACTTCTTCGGGAATAGAAGTGAGTATTTGAATATGATTACACCTGAACAATTTTTGAATATGTTTCCACAATAAGTGGTGAGGTATGTGACAAACTCAAACGAAGTTTGAAGTTGGAAGATACCGAACACAATAACAATGGTGAATACTATGGACAAGCAACCGAAAACAATACTGGAAAACGGCGACGAGCGACTGACAAATTGGTTGATTGGATTGGGTTTGGCAAATGCAATACTCTTTCTATTCATTGGTGGAAAGTTTCTATCTGCAATTCGTGGATTACTAGAAGTATTTGGAGAGTGACATGAAAAACATAACGACAGACATGATAAGAGAATGGATTGTCCAATGTGATTCTCAACTGAAACACTTACAGAACGCAAGGGAATTTATCAAACGTGAATACTATGAAAGACACACGATTGATTGGTCATTGGAAGAAGATTTGTTGATGGTAATAGGCAATCTTATCGGTGAACATAAAGCAAAGAAGCAACTGTTAGAAAAGATGTTGATTCATTGTGAAACTGAAAACGTAGTCCAAATGTTTGATCCTTTCCTTAAAAGAATAGATAACAGACTTCCAGAATATATGCTAAAAGAATTTTGGAATTATGTATACGAGATTTGATTTGGGTCCGGTGGCGAAATGGCAGACGCACAGGACTTAAAATCCTGAGAGGGAGACTTCGTGCGGGTTCGAGTCCCGCCCGGACTACAATCAATGGGTAGTGGTTTTTTAATCACTACCCATATTTATTTTGGTAGATATGTTTTTTTTATTATATGAGGTTATATCATGTTAGATACCTTAAAGACATTCATACCATTACTTGTTTTGTCCGTCATCGCAATCGGTGCAACATTTGGGGATGGTAACTTCAGCACATTCGCTGTTGGTTTAAGTAAGTATGCACTTGCCGTTGGAGCTGCATGGTTTGTTGATTCATACTTAATCAAGGAGGTAAAGACCCGTGAGATACTTGCAGAAAATCCTGTTGCTTACGCTATTTGGTTGTTTGCTAACATCCTTACCGCTGCTCTCTGCTTCTCAAACAGTTGAACAGACAGACGGTGAAAGAGTAAGAAACATTGCTTACGGATTCGTTGGAACGAAAGAGGAAGGAAACAACAGCGGTTATTGGGTAAACAGATTTCTCAAATCAGTTGGGTTACGACCTGGTAATCAATGGTGTGCAGCATTCGTTTCATTCTGTCTTGATAGTGCTAAGATAAAGTCTATGCGTGTTCGCTCTGGTTTAGCCAGACACTTCATTACGAAGAACAAGACAATCCGTGCTACGAAAGTTATGAACTCAAATATGGAGATTCCTATGGGAACCGTGGTGGTTTGGCGTAGGGGAACAACAATGTTTGGCCATGTTGGGTTCGTTGATAAATGGAAAGGGAAAGGTGGAACTACCATTGAAGGTAATACATCTTCCGGTAAAAGCGGTAGAGAATGGGATGGTGGGGGAGTATGGTATCGTAAGAGAACGATAAATCCATACAACCATTTCCGAATAACAGACTTTGCTCTGTTAGACCAAAGATAAAATGAAGGTGAGTTTCTACTCACCTTTTTTATTTTTGCTTGTTTGTTACCGAAAGTTTTTGTATATTTGTTTGTGGTTTTGATATATTATACCATATTTATATCTACAATGTTTTAGTGTTATGAGTTAGTATGTTATGAATGGAAAAAAGGGTAGACCACCTTTGATATTAACGGAAGCACAAATCCGTTATGCAATGCAAAACAGTTTCGGTAATAAAGATGCATCACGATTTCTTAAAGTAGATTACAGAACATATAAGAAATGGGCAAAAGAACACATAGATTCCGAAACAGGTAAGACATTATTTGAACTACATTCAAAGGTTGGTATTCCACTAACAAGAGAAAAGAAAGATGACAAGTGGAATGGTAAATCATTTGACTGTAACAAAGGTTACAAAGAAAAGTTAGAGGATATACTTGACGGTAAACATCCTGCATACGATTCGAGAAAGTTACGAAAGAGATTACTATTATCAGGATGGGTTCCATGTGTTTGTGCCGCTTGTGGGTGGGATGAACCGAGAATGACTGATGGGAACTATCCACTACTGATAGACTTTATAGATAACAACTGGCGGAATACTCGTTTAGAGAATCTTCGTCTGTTGTGTTTTAATTGTTACTTCAATCTTGTAAGGACACCATCAACATCGTATCAAGGATGGACATACGGAACAGTCTCAAAGACACCGTGGTATGGCGAGAAACGCCCGAGAGACGGCAGATACCGTAGAAGATTGGAAGAACGAATCAAACAACAAGAAAAAAAGAAAAAAGAAGAACAAGAAAAATTCTTTGATTGGAATGAAGAAGGAGAAGAACAATGAATGACATAGAAATGCTTTTATCGGGTGAGTATTTTATAGGTGATCTAAATTGTATTTTTCACAAGAATTTCACCACCGATTACGATGTTATAGATGAAAATGATCCCGATCCTGAAATAGACAATTTGAGAGAAAATCTATACTACATTGAAAGTAGTTTGAATCCGGATAAGGAAGGTGGCATTTTTAACATAGATAATGTATCATTTTATTGGTATAGAGCAAAGAAAGGCAGAAATGAGTATACCGATAATTTTTACAGAAAATATCCATGTGATTCTGGAATACTAATCTGTTTTCCGGTTTCAAAATTAAAACAAGATGAAAAAGATACACTATTCAACGCAGTTGGTAATTGTTGTTACATTAAAAATTTCCAAAGTAACTTTGGATGTTTTCATACAAACGGAAGGATTACATTTGGTGATGTGACAATAGATACTAATAGTGGTGAATATGATTTTGAATAACATTTTTTCTAAACAATTTCTAAAAATTAAGGAGGTTATATGCAACTCATACCTTTGTATGACGGTATTTTAATCAAACAGGCCGAGGCAGAAGAAGTTAGCACTGGAGGTATTATCATTCCAGATAGTGTAAAACAGGCACCACTAAAAGGCGAAGTCCTTGCAGTAGGTGAAGGTGCAGTTAATCACGATGGGACAATAAGACCATTACGAGTTAAAGTTGGTGATATAGTTTTGTATAGCCAATTTGCAGGAAGTGAAGTAATCGTTGATGGCGAAGAAAGATTGATGGTAAGAGAACAAGATGTTTTAGCAATTTTAAGGTAATTTGGAGGAAAGTTTGTTATGGAAAAACGTGGTAAAAATATAATCTACGGTATTACAGCAAGAACTGCATTGAAAAGAGGTGTTGATAAACTCGCAGATGCAGTAAAAGTAACATTGGGTCCAAAGGGTAGAAATGTTGTTTTGGATAAACTCAATGTAAGTGAATCACCAACAGTTACCAAAGACGGTGTAACTGTTGCGAAAGAAATCGAATTAGCAGATCCCTATGAAAATCTTGGTGCACAAATGGTAAGGGAAGTTGCATCAAGAACAAATGATGTTGCAGGTGATGGAACAACAACAGCAACAGTTCTTGCACAGGCAATCGTTAGAGAAGGTTTGAAGAATGTGACTGCAGGTGCAAATCCAATGGATTTGAAAAGAGGAATAGATTTGGCTGTTAAAACATTAACAGAAGAATTGAAAAAGATAAGCCATAAAATTATTGGTAAAAAAGAAATAGCAGAAGTTGGAACAATCTCCTCGAATAATGATCCATCCATTGGTAATTTGATTGCAGATGCAATGGAAAGAGTTGGTAACGATGGAGTAGTTACAGTTGAAGAAGCAAAAGGAACGGAAACATCCATGGATGTTGTTGAAGGTATGCAATTCGATGAAGGGTATTTGTCACCGTTCTTTATTACCGATCAAGATTCCGCTAAATGTATATTAGAAAATGCCTATGTTTTAGTTACAAACAAAAGTATAACTGCTATAAAAGACATTCTACCTATTCTGGAAAAGGTTTCTAATGAAAGACGAGGATTACTCATAGTTGCAAATAACGTGGAAGGTGAGGCACTTGCAACGTTGGTTGTAAATAAACTTCGTGGAACACTTGATGTTGTTGCAGTTAAAACTCCAGGTTACGGAGACCATAGGGAAGGAATGATAGCAGACATGGCAATCTTAACAGGTGGATCGGTTATTAGTGAAGAACGAGGATTAAAATTAGAAACTATCAAGACAGAACATCTTGGTATTGCTGATAGAATCGTTATCACATCAAATTCAACCACAATTATTGGTGGAAGGGGTTCAGAAGAAACTATTGCAGCAAGAGTTTCCGAAATCAAAAAAGAGATAGATGATATGCCCGCAGGTTATATCAGAAATCAATTAAGTGAAAGATTGGCAAAGATTTCAGGTGGTGTTGCTGTTATCAAGATCGGTGGAGTAACAGAAGTTGATGTGAAAGAAAAGAAAGACAGAATAGAAGATGCACTTTATGCAACCAAAGCTGCAATCAAAGAAGGTATTGTTCCAGGTGGTGGAGTTTCATATCTTTTGGTACAAAAAACAATAGATAATTTGAAAGGTGAAAATGAAGATCAAAATACTGGAATTGGTATTGCAAGAAAGGCAATCGAAGAACCGGCAAGGCAAATTCTGTTAAATGCTGGTCTTGAACCATCTGTCATTATCAATAAAATAAAAGAACACCATGCAGATAAAATAGATACATCCGGATTTGGTTACAATGCTAGAACAGATACTTATGAGAATCTGATTGAAACGGGTGTTATTGATCCAACGAAAGTTGCTAGGGTTGCACTTGAAAATGCAGCATCTGTTGCTGGATTGTTATTGACAACAGAAACAGTTGTTGTTGATAATTGGATTCCTAATGGAGATAAAATATCATCCGGATATGACGATCCTCTAAATTCAGTAGATTACTGTCCAATGTAAATGAAATAGAGCCCGTCATTTGACGGGCTTTTTTTTACAAATCATATTTATATTTATGTTTTTATTCAGTTAATATAGAGTATTAGTAATGTCAATGCCATCATTAGTATCATTGTTAAAAAGAAGGGATTTATCGGGAGTTGTAAACGATACTATATCTTATCTATCGTCACAGAAAAATAAAAAAGTATTGTTTCTAACAACCTCAACACGATACCCATTTAATACAGAATACGATAAAGGGGGTGTTCAACTAGAATTACCCAAATCAACCGAACTCGCATTATTCATAAAAGAACAAATACCAAATAAATCAGAATGGATTGATATACCACAGTTAAAAATATATCCATGTGAAGGCAATGTTTCACATATAAAAGGAAATAGTTGTGGGGTTATTGATGCAAAATTAAATGATAAAACAAAAAATCCAACAGGACACCACAGATGTTGGGCATCAATAAATGATAGAAAAGATGAATTATGGCGTGTGAGTAGTGAGTTATTCAAATCAGATATTGTATTGTTTTTTGCTTCTATTCGTTGGGGACAAACTAATGCAGAATATCAAAAGTTAATTGAAAGATTGACTTGGTTAGAAAATAGACATAGCACATTAGGTGAAGATAATTTATTACAAGGTAAACAAGCGGGATTTATTTGCATTGGTCAAAACTGGAATGGTGCAAATGTAACCAAAATACAAAAAGATGTTTTATCATTTTATGGATTTGACACACCTGAAAATTTATTTTGGAACTGGCAATATACAACAGATTCAAATGATGAAACACAAGAATCTTACAAATCATCACACAATCAATTTCATTTAGATTTAGGATTACCTCACATGGAGATAAAAAAATGATACGATTAAAAAATTTGATAACAGAAAAAATGACACCATTTCAAGAAAGAAAAAAAAGATTCACTTTAATGTTTGAAGGTGGTGAAGTTGGATTTGAATTGGATGCAAAAGAATTTGCAGACTTGAATGCAGTTGCTAAAGAAGTTGGTGCAGAAATTGCTCCATTCGTTGAAATGGAATTGGAAGAAAAAGAAAAACCAAAGTATCTTCAAATGACATCTGCAGAATTAGAAGAAGGTGGATATGTTTTGAAAATAGACAAATCAGTTTTCGATGGTGTTGAAGAAATCGTAGACTTGGGTATTTCTGCAAAGAAATGGTATGAAGAAATGAATCAGAAGATATTGAGTGCAATGGATGAATCTGATGGTTGTTTGTTCTTATTACTATTGGGAATCTTTGCATCATTTGCTAGATTGTCTGATAACTTCAAATTGGCATCACAAGTTTACACTGGAATTAAGAAAGACTTATCCGATCCAAAAACAGAAGCACAGTTATTGAGAATGATACAAATGTCAAGCACAGAACTATATCAGAGTATAAAACAGAGAAATGAATTTAAGAACTTGGCAACTGTTAAAGGTATGATAAAAGGAAATAAAAGTCTACCAACAGTTTTGCCAAATATATTGAGAACGTTGAAACTATACAAAGAAAAAGGATATACATTTCAGAAAACAGACCTTGCACAAGAATTGGGTAAACACATCAAACCAACAACTGGTGAATTGATGGACACAAAAGTTATATCATCGGAAAAGATACTAGCGTTCTGTCTTAATCTTTTGGATCCAACATACAAAACAGAAACAGGTTGGATGCCGGTTACAATGGATATTTGGATGGCAACATTCTTCTACCCACACTTATCTACTGCAGAAAAGAGAAAGATACTTGCACAGAATAGAAGTTATCAATATCTTTCAAAAAAGACACATGAACTTGCAGAAAAATTTGGAATGGAACCACTTGAAATACAGGCAATCCTTTGGGTAGGAACTATTAGAAAGAAGAAAGGGGACGCTTACCTATCAACATTCGACCAAGCAATCCAACACAATCTTGATAAGTTTAAGATTAAAGTTGATGAAATGAAAGAATCTGGAAAAGTGTTCGAGGAAATAATATCATTGATTGGCAATAAGGCATTTGAATGATAAAAAGAAACCCCTACAATTTGTAGGGGTTTTTTATTAGAAGATGTCTTGTTTCAGATCACTCGTTATTATGTTAAGAAATTCTACACCCTTAATAGTCAATGAACAATCACTAAATTTTATTCTGTTTTTTATACCCATCACAATATCATAATCGTATTTTCTTTTATCCTTTATCTTATGCAATTTTAGTAATACCCAATCCACCTTTTCCAAAACATCTTCTTTTTGTTCTTGTGTTTTATATGCAGAGTATTCTGTATATCCCAATTCAGATACATCATCTATTTCTAAACTTGCCCAAAACGAATCTAACATATTATTATTCATCTGAAAGTAATGAACCAATAGGGAAATCTGTATCAGTTGATGTTACACTCGTTCCTTCTTCATCAATATCAAACCCAAAGAACTCCATTAAACCGTCAATAATTTTAGCGCCAAGTTTTTTAATCGAATCAAATGCTTGTGAAATCTTTTCAAATATATTTTTAACAATATCTACAAATTTATCTTTCACACCTTTTACAGCACCAGGTATCTTTTCTATAAAGTTTGTTAGATTGTTAAGTATACCCAATTCATTTATATTTGATGTTTCACTCATTAAAGTCTCTTTGATACCTTCACCGAGTTCTTTGTTAAATTTGCCAAATTCACTTACCAAGATTTCTGATAGTGTTGGTATTTTTTTCTTTGATTTGCCTTCCCCAAGTTGTCCTCTCAAAGAAATCATCGGATTCTTTCCTGTACTCTTGAATGAAAAATAAAACTTGGTTGCATCTGCAATGGGTTTTGCATCTTCTATTTGTTTAACGGTAAGTATTTTACTAACAATACCGTTGTCAGCATCAAAACCAACAAGTGTATCTGCTACTGCCTCTTTACTTGAAAACTTTGAAGTTCCGGTTGCCGCTTCAAATGTAAATGCCAATTTGAATTTTTCACTATTAAAAATTTCATCATTCAACATTTTAGTAAGTTCTTTTATGTCCAAAACCATCTTCTCGTATTCCTTAACAACCGCATCTTTATTTGCTTTAAGTTCTCCACTTGCAACTTTATTTTTCAAATCAGTTACCGTCCCATCGTAATATAGAGTTTTCATTTTCTTCTCTAACATATCAATGAAATTTGATAAAAGTTTAGTTTCATTTTTAGAAACATATCTTGATGCAGCAAAAAATGTTGATATTACTTCTTCTTTTGATCCACTTAATACTTGTGAACCACCCTTTTTCTTCAATGATATGTTTATATTGTTACCAATAATATCTGTTTTCGGTGTGCTGTTTTTACCACGCCAATCTTTGCTCAATGTTGCTCTTGATGAACCGAATTGTTTCAAAGATTTTTGCTTCAATTTTGATTTGAAGTCTTTAGCAATTTTTTGTGCGGCTTCACCATAAGTTTCCCAAAATTTTTCAGCTCTTTCCCATTCTGGACCTTCAAACTTTTTATTATGAGCAACAACTATCAATGCCTCCCAATCTTCACCAGCAGGAGAAACTGCAGTTGAACCGGATTTTATTTGATTGAAAAATGTTTTATATGAAATTATACCGCCTGAAAATGTGAACTTTTTACCATCAGGTGCCTGTAATGTTTTCAAATATATCTCGCCTTCTTTTGCTTTGGTTGCGAAATCAACTTTATTTTTTAATTTTGCTACAACGAATATATCACCTTTCTTATATCCAGCATCATCCAGTTTTCTGAAACCACCGTTGTAAAAGAATTTATCACCTTCCACATATCCTGGTTTCAAAATAGTTGCTTCAGATAATCGTTTACCTAACAATCTAACGAGTGATATATCACTATTCTTTTTCATATCAAATTACTCCGAGTATTTTACCGAACTTTGTTGTATATTTTATGCGGTCTTGTAAACCATTTGTTCCACCATTTATTCGTTTTGTCAATTCTAATATAACTGCATCAGTCAATCCTTTATCCGATATTGTGTTTAGTTTATTCTTATGAAAGAACCAACCAGCAGAAAGAAGTGGATATTTTTTAGCAACTAAATCTGGTTCCGAAAGTATATTTTCATTTACAAATTTATCAAATGCAGAATAATTACTTTTGCCAGTTAATTGAATATATCCTCTGCCTCTAAATTTCCAACCATCTGATGTACCTTCTGCACCATTACCCATTCTGTCAGCATAAACTCTTGAAGCTATTCTTTCTGGATTTCTTGCATATGCCTCTGCAAGTCCAGGTTGTTTGAAATACTTTGGGAACGTTGCAATCAGACCTTTGGTTGAATAGTTTAGATTCTCTGATGTAAACTTAAAGTTACCACTTTCGTGTGCACATTGACCGAGAAAATGTGACAGTCGCATCGGTGTGTTGATGAAAAATACATCCATTACTGATTGTATTTCACCATATACATTATCTGGTATTTGTCCTTTTAGTTTACTAATATCCATCTTAATCACCAGTCCAATGTTCAACTCTAACTGGAACTATTATATTATCACCCTTTTCTATTGGTCTACCTGAATTGTAACTTGTGTTATAGTTCTCTAATTTTTTACATATATCAGTAGCGATAATAGAAGCATCACGCATGAGTTTATCTGAATTTATCATTTGGTTCATACCATCTGATTTCATTCCAAACACAATTTGCATACGAGTTGTTCCTCTGTTACTACCAGAGTATCCAGAGTTATCGTCTTGTATAGTTAATACGGTCAATACAGGATGGTTTATCTTATAGTGTAAGTCTGCCTTTGATGGACCTGTTGATTCTTCTTTTAATTTGTTCTTAAAATTATCTTGAAGATGTCTACCTTCATTTACTAAATCTTTCATCAAATACTCCGTTAATAATATACCACATATAAATATGTAATAATTTACAAATCAATCAACTTCATTATTGTAAAAATAGTATGCAGTATTTCCATAACTGCGGTCAATATCCTCACTTGACATAAGGGGATTGTTAATTCGTATTTTTGGTGGTTTGTTCTTATCATAAGGAACTATGAAATCTGGATTATGCCATCTTAACAAATTGTTTGGATGAATAGAAAAGTTTCCATCTTCCATTTCTATAAAATGATAACACTTACTATCCATATCTTGTGAATAACCAACATGAATTTCATTTGGATCCGTATAGTAATCGTCTATCGTGAAGTGGTATATTCCACTACGCCATTTTTTATCTCTACAAAATACATCCACTCGTTTATGTTGTAAGAATTTGAAACAACAAACTGATATTGCAGTTGATTGACAATCCCAAGTCTGCAACAACTGTAATCTTTTTTGTTCATTGTCTGACAGTATATCAAAATTTTCTTTATGAAAGAACGCACTAATTGGCATATTCCAAAATATCGCTCCAATCTCACTTTGAAAGTGAAATAACATTGGATAATTTAACATAGATTTTACACCAAATATGTAACCGTGTAAGTGTTTATCGTAACCTGTTATTTCTTTTCTTATGTAACATTGTACATAAGGAGTATTCGCATTGAGTTGTGCCATTAAAGTCTCCCATGTTTAACATACATATAAATATGTAGACATGGATATAAACAGAAATCGCCAGACATAATCTGGCGACTTCGTAACTTCATTAACACATGGTTATTGAGATTAGTTTCTTGATGGGTAAACACCATTGAGACAAATAGAGTATTCCATATAAGGTTTCCCTTGATAGATGTCTCCAAATTCAATATGCAATGGATTACCATGTTCATCCTTTGGTCTCAAATCTGGTAATCCAAAATTATG